GATGTGTAAGTAGGATACCAAGGTCCTTAAGAAGGACATCGCTACTTACAGTAGTAACACGTAAGCTCATTTCATTTCCTTGTATTGACTAGGGAATTTCTTCCCTAGTCAATATTTTAACTAATTATGCTCGCCAGGCTAGCTCTACACTAACTACTGGTGATTTAACGGCAGTTCCAGATACATTTGCATATACCTGAATTTCGTCGCCAGCATCTAGGTTAGCGTTAAGGGTAACATCTTGTGCTCCCTGAACGGCTGTTAGAGTAAGCGAGGTAATAACTGAAGCACCGTCATTCTTGCGGATTTCCACCACCCAGGTTCCTGCTGTATCAGTCTGAGCAGAAATACCCACTACAGTAGCATTGCGCATAACACGAATGCCAGTTTCCGAAGTAGCAATACTGTCAGCTGTACGCAAATACAGATTCTTGGTATTGCCAGCACGTCCAAACGTGTATGAACGACGAGCAACTGACAGCCACTTCACTCTTGTACCATCATAAATATAAAGTAGACCATCAAGATACTGCACCGCGCCATCAGTCAAACTAGACGAAGCAGTGGCAGTATTAGGTCCAATAACAAATGCCGGAGTAGTGGTACCAGTTGGATTGAACGTCCAGAGACCAGTAACTGTCTCATTCTGTCCAATGTGACCATATTGTGGATGATCATCATCACCAAGGCCCAGCATACTACCATGGTCAAGCGTTGTATCCAGACCAACCCACGAAGCCCCATCGCCAACATACAACTTGTTGTCATCTGTATCCCAAGCTAGTTCGCCTTCTTCTGGAGAGAGCAAGGAACTGACGTTGGTTGCTTGTGGCAAACGGAAACGACCACCGGACAGATTAAACTTACCTGTAACCGCATTACGTGTGCCATCTCCAGCTAGAGATGCATACTGTCCATGGTCGTCATCTGAAAGACCAGATAGATTGCCATGATCAGACGACGAACCACCTAGTAGCGTATCAGAGAACGCACTTTGAATAACCGTTGCAGTAGATGCGCTCTTCTGGAAGATAAAACGACCAACCAGTACAGCACAGTCATCAAGACGATCTGGGATAATTACCGGAACGCCTTCTGCTTCAGCACCAGCTTGACTTGAGTACTCGTTGGTACCATAAACCATTACGAGTTCATCTGTAAGGGTAACATACCACCACAAGTTGGCATAATAGCCAGAAGTCATTGTGGCTAGCGTGCCGTCGCCATCATCATACTGGGTATTCGGCCAAGTAGTTACACCAGTCGTCTTAACGAAAAGACCACTAACGTCGCGATAGTACGTAGTGAAATCATCAGAAACGTTTGTATCTTTATCTGTAATATCGAATCTTTCTAGACGATCCCACAGAGCACCGTCAGTCAATGTGACTTTACGAGTGCCTGTTTCACCAAGAACAAGACCGCCCGCCTTCATGTCGCGCATGACACCATCTGTCTGGTACATACGCTGAATCATCATATTTGCATGATCGCCTACTGCATGCTTAGAAGGACAGATATACAGAGTTCCTGCTTCATTGTGAACTTCAGCAATTGGAAAATCTGTCCAAAAGTTCCAATTATAAGTTGTGCGCGAAACTGCCTGAGGTGATCCACCATTGTATTCAATACCGAGATAACGAACGGTATTATTGGGAATCACAAAGTCTGACTGAGCCCAGTCAAACCAGTACAGCGGAGCAGTTCTTGAAGCAGAATTACGAATAAGTCCTGTACCAGCAGCCACTCGTGCTGTCTGACTACCGATATCTGTAACGGCTCCACCACTAGTAAATCCAGCTGAATGGAACAGGTCTTGCAAGTGCTGAGCAGTTGAATAGGTAGACACACCAATTCGAAGAAGCTCAACATCGTCTCCTTCGAGATCCAGCATGTTGTCAGCAATCTTACCAGCTGAATCTAGCTTGATTGGTTTACCAGCATCTGCTACACCAGCTGATGTATCAATATGCTCAGTCTTCTGGAAATAACGCGCATCACCACGAGCGTCATTGTGATACTGTGAATGGTCATCATCGCCTAGACCATCCAAACCACCGTGATCATTATTGGTACCAGCATTATTGGCAATTAGCGTCCATGTTGAACTTTGGTAAACATACAGACCATCTGTATCTGTTTTCCAGAAGAGTTCACCCTCTACTCCAGTACCCGGTAGAGAAGTTCCTTGCGGAGCAATAAGACGAGCTGCAGCAAGATTAAAAGTGTCATCTGTGAAATCTTGCATCAGCATGTAGTCTGATGTGTAAGATCCAGGCGTTTCTTCCGTAGATCCGTCCTTAGACCACTCTAGCGAACCACCGCTAATAGCTGCATAGAGATCAGCAGAATCACGCAACTCACGAGACGAAAATAGTCCAGAGTTACCATCTGGTGCAGCAGCTGAACTAGCTGAAAGTAATGTCCAGCTAGCACCAGTAGGAATAGTGATGCCAAGGTCTGCAACTAGATAAGCAGCATTGGCACCATTATTGCCTGTACGAACGTACAACAAAGCCATCGATGTCCTCCTTTAAGTTTAGCCAGTTAGGTTAGTCGACCAGCTATTTCTACTATCACCAATGGCTCCCTAATCCCTAGAAATGCTGGGCTATCGCAAAATATTTGTAATGTATCGCCTTCATCTAAATCCAAATCTACAGTATTATCATGAGCACCATTGGTAATGATATTTAATGTATATAAGTCTACAACATTATTGTTTTTTCTCAAGCTGGTTGACCAAGAATTGGTTCCCCTAGATTGAGCAGCTACAGATACTACGGTAGAATTTCTTGGAATGCGAATCCCAACAGAACTAGTGGCTTGTCCTACATTCACACTCAGGTATGTACTTTTTGCTCTACCATCCTTTCCTGCTACATGAGTTGTTCGAAACGAAGTTAAAGATTTGTTACGTACGCTATCATATACATATAAAACTCCCCCGCTCAGTGTTAAGCCATCTGGCAAAACAGATTCAGTTCCAAGAATCTCATGAGCAATAATGTGATTAGCTAACTCTTTCCCAGTAATGCACATTACAACGTATCTCCAATTTGAGATACATATTCACTCAACAACACTTCAACGTCATTCTCGTTTTCATTGGCTGCGGACCAAGTAACGACCAAATAGTTGCCGGAAGTTTCCTGAATGGAACTATAATTACCAATGGACATAATAGTAGCAACAACTCTATTCCCTGTTTCGAGATTGGTTATAGTACGACAAACATTAATTGAACTTACGGCATTATGAAATTTTACGTCTGTAAGACGTAACTGGTCAACATGTACAGACACATCGTCTATAGCAATAACTTTTCCATTACCGTTTTTATAGATACGAGTTACAGAACCGATTTGACGAGTATTGCGAGAGCCAGCCATATTGATCCTTAGATTTTGATTTTGAGTTTATTCCCTTCTACAGTTACTTGTTTAGCTAATTCACCATTAGCTTGAATCACAATATTTGGATGATCAGTAGCGGGTATAGTTTCTACAGCAATAGCATTGCTATCTACTGATAGAGGATCGATGTTTTTGCTAAATTCAACAACAATCTCTCTAGTAGAAACTGGATTCTGTACTGAGTGGTCTTTGGGAGTGACACTAGTAATGGTAAAGGGCAGAGAAGATGTATCTAAGAGTGGCGAAAGAGATGATTGCGCCAATACTGACGTTGATGCCGTAGAAGGCAAAACTTCAATAGAACCACTACCTGTTAGAAACGGAACGGTTACGTGTCCAGTGACATCTGTAACACCATCAAGCTCTAGAACATACGTTAAATTAAGTACATAGTTTGTTAATGCAGCAAGAGGTAAATCCGGGCTAAACGAAACTACTGTATTACCAGAGATGCCAGTAACAGTAATTTCGCCGAGAACAATCCCAGAATATCCTGGCGACTGTAAGAAGTCATCAATATTGCCTTGCGATACTCCGTTAGGATGATTTAATATAGCAAGCCCTGGGCCAACAAATTGATCTGTATCTGGACCTTCTAGAAAGAGTCCTTCTTCAAGTGAAGTAGTGTCATAATTAAGACCACTTAGCGTAAAAGAAAGTGCCGAGTTTAAAGGAACGCCAACATCATTACTGGCCGGGAAACTATTTAGAATCAAATCAATGAGATTGGCCATTTACAATTACTCCTTAGGTACGGTAATTTCTTCCTCTTCAGAATCGACAATTTCTCCAATATTATCAAGGTACTTTCTAATAGCTGCTTTACCAGTGCCATATACGGCTACATCACTTGACATGTCTTGAGCCAAGCCGATATCACCCTGTTTCATTATAGCAGAATTTGTTACCGAAGAAGTGTGCTTAGCAAGAATTTCCTCTAAATAAGCAACCATAGCCTTTCTATTTCTGAACTCCTTCTCTACCTCTAACAACTTGCGGACCTGGGCAATAGTGAATGAAGCAACAGTTTTCTTGATAACTGGAATCTTTAATGAAAGCAGTTTTCTCATATCTATCACTTCACGACGCACTGGATCTTCAAGAGGCTTGTCACTTGGAATAGGAGGCTTGACGGCTGGCATTACCGGAACAGTTTGAGTAATACACTTTAACAGTTCTTCTGCTGGCTCAAGTAACAATACGCCTTTTTGATAAGCACCATAAAGTTGTTTCTGTGTAACAGCATTAAGTCTATTCACATCTACTTCTACAGGACCAGGATTAGTAAAATTCAGATTAATGGTCGGGCCAAGAAAATAGAAAGACGTTTTTTCTGTATTTAGTGTGACTTTCATAGAATCTCCTTATGCAGATAATATAAAAAAGAATGGGGAGCAAAGCTCCCCATTCCGTTCATTCTATTACTATCTGCTTATATCTTAGAGAACACTAGCCGTAGGACTAATAGCCGCATACGTAGTAGAGGCGTCAATAGTCGCTTGAGCAGGAAGAGCAATCTCGTTAGCAACAACGTGAATGTTCTTCATGACAGCGATAGCTAGGCCTTCATTCAGAATACCAATAGCATAACGCTCGCGTAGCTTAATCTTACGAATATCTACACGTGGATCGTTAAACTCTTCAGTAGTCACATCTTCGTCAACAATCAGAACACCAAGTTCTGAACTATCAAACATATAAATGTCAGACAGCTTGCGACGAGGATCATACGGCACAAACGGACTTACAACGATCCTAAATGGAACGTTAAAGTAGCTAGGTAGCACAGGAGCGCTAGTTAGCGTCTGCGGATATGCCGTTAGAGCACTAGGCTCTAGGCTTGCGGTATTATCACCAGGAGTGATAACCTGACCCGCACTCGGGCCAAGACCACCCTGATTGCTGCTATCCCATGGCGCACGCATTGCTGGATTGCCAGTATGAGAAGCAAAATAAGTTCCACCACCAACACCATTGAGTGCCCACGAACGCAGAACTGGATCCTTAACGAACATGATCCATGTTAGTGGATGCATCAACAGCGTATTAGGCGTAAACCCTGCTGTAAGCACCTGAGCGTAACAATCGAACATGTCGTCCATCGTCACAGAGCCGTTACCAGCGCCGCCAATATCACGACCAGTTGTTACACCCTTCAAAGAAGCTGTAGGCGTAACGTTGTCGAAAACAACAACGCCAAGACTACGAATATGATTGAAGATCTTAACTTCCTTATGACGAGCCAGTGCCTGACCAGCCTTGCGGAGCATCATCCCAATAACATCAAACTGGGAATAGCGGATCATTTCCTCTGTGACCTTCACAGCGAGACCGCTCTTTCCGACAGTAGCTGTTACCGTTGCGCCACCCATGGTAGGTGAGCGCTCTGGATACTCTTGGCCCTCAGCAATGTCAGCAGCCTGAAGAGCACCAACTGCACCGAAGGTAATAGTCAGACCATAAGAATAATTGATTCTTGTGAGCAAACTAGTACCAACAAGCAGCGGTTCCGCAGCCTCTTTAACGATATTGCTGATTACCTTAGGCATAAGGACCGGAGCATTCGGAACCGAGAGAGCATCTTCGAGCTTCACTCGTGAACCGTCTTCAAGACGACCATTATTGCGCCATAGATAACTAAACGCAGCGTCTTTAATTGCAAGAGACATACCGATGTTCCTCCTTATTGATTATCGCGAAACAAGGTTAACACGTACAACCTTGTCAGCTGCGCCAGCAAGATGAATCTTGTCAGGCACACCACCTGTTGCCGTACCTGGCATCTGATCCATTTGACCGGCATAACCAGGCAATGCACCAGTTGCAGTAGTAGCAAGAGGAGACTCATAGGCTGTACGAACGCGATCTAGGTAATCCTTGCCCATGAGATTCTCTACATCAAGCACTTGACCTACGACTACCTGGAAATTATCCGAAGCGTCGGCTACTTGATAGTTTGAATTAGAATCGCACTTAACGAAATCTCCACCCTTCAGATTACCAACCGCACTAGCAAATTTGCTAACAGAGGCTGGAGCCGAAGCGTAGTGATAATAGGTAATCGAATACGCAGTACCACCACCACCTGGATCTGAAGCAGCGTAAGCTGTTACAACACCAGTTGTGTAGTCAATATGCCAATCACCAAGCGCTAGGACTTCAGCGAGCGTGCTCTTTTGTACAACAAATCGAGTCGCAGCATCAGTTAGCGTGTTGTTCGCAAACGCAATGCGAGTACGCATGGTGTTTGTAGCAACAGGGAGATTAGAAACTGCAGTAAACGTAACCTTACTACTTGCAAAACTTGCATTAGCAAGCGCTGCAGATGTAGTCTTTGCAGGAACCAGAGGCAACTCTAGTACGTAATCGCACAGAATTGCAACGCGGTGCTGTAGGTTAAAATTATGCTGACGATAACCAGCTGGATTAAAGCCGTCATCCAAAGCAGAACCATCACCGGCCCACTGGAAGAAAGCATACGGTGCAACACCAACAGGCTTGCTAACCGTCATTGCCTCACCAGTGCCCATAAAGTCAGATACACCGCTTACCGCGAATGTACCAATATCGCCCGTAACAAGCGCTGCACCTGTACGAACGTCGATAACGCCTGCACTAACGTCATCGGCAGTATATGTAATTGTAGCACCAGCAAGTCCATACTGAGCAGGCACTACTCGGCCCTGTCCGTCGAACGCCAGAATTTTACCTGGCAGCGCGACATACCAAACCTCATAGTACTTGTCATAGAACTGCACTGGGAGCCAAGCCGCAGGCATAAACTCGCCATGCGGACGGATACCCTCCGAATGTTCAACAACTGGAATCACCGTTCCCTGGTGATCCCAAGTCTTGTGGTTCGGAGTGAGTCTTCCTACGCTATCAAATGACATAAGTCACTTCCTCCTTAGGATTTAGTTGCATTTTGGGGAAGTTTGCCAGCTCTCCGCATCGCTGCAGAGAGATAAGCTTCGGCCACTGCTTCACCGCGCGTAAAGCGAAGATACATATAATGCTCTTCGATTTTCGCTAGATCAGCAACAGTCCGATCTTGGGTTGCATCGGTAATAGCAATCGGGTTGGCAACAACTTCGGTAGGTTGCCTTGCCATACCATCACCCAATTTATCAGTAATCTTTTGCACGTCCACTGCTTGCGCGAGACGTGTTACTTCTTGATCTAGTACAGCATCCGACAAACTAGTAAAGTCATGACTTTCGACTTTAGTGTCTTTCAGTGCCGTTAGAAGGCCCAAATGGGCTTCTTTCACTTTACGTTTTTCTGTTTTCTCCTTTACTACTGAATCTTGAACAGTCTGCAAGTCTTCAAACAAACTATTGTATTCGTCTTGCATAGCCTTAACGCGTTCTCTTAAGCTACCAATCGTCTCTTCATTACGAGCGATTTCATCAAGCAGATCTTTCTCTCCCTTGATATATCCAGCTTCAGTTAATGAAGTAAGCAGAGCAGTCTTATCAACTACACCAGCAAGACTTTTGAGTACCTTTACTAAGGTTGTTTTATCAGCGTCGGTCAAAGACGCAACTTGCTGAGTATAGTCAGAAACAACATCCTGAGACATATCCGCAAGCAGACGCAAAACACCAGTAAGCTGTGTGCTGTCTTGCACTTCGTCCTTAGACTCACAGCCCATTGCCTTGGCCTTACGAGCTACACAAGAAAGAATCGCAGACTTGTCGCCTGGACCCTTATAACGTCCAATAAGACGACGAGCAGCAGTAACATGTGCACAGTCAGGAACAGGAAATGACTTGTCAGGACCACAGAAAGAACTCTTAGGCAAACTCTTGCGTTTTTCTGTTGAGAGCTTGGCGTCTTCTAGGCCCTTTTGATCCATAATCAGAACGCCACTCTTGGCACAATCAACAACTTCGTTCCACATTAAACCATACAGCGTTTCATGCTCTTCATCCGTAAGAACTCCATCAGCAGAAAGAAGTTTTTCGACCAATGAATCAAAGGTAATAACTGGAGCAGGAACACTGTCTTGAACAGTTTCTACTGCAACTTGCAGGGGATCTGCAGGAGCATTATCAGCCAATCCAACAGTACCGTCAGTAACTAACGTCTGTGTGTCAACAGCATTGGTTACTTCTACTGTTGTACCAGAAGTAGCTGCCGAATCTGTAATCTGGACTTGTCCAGTAGCAGTCATTTTGTTGTCCTCCATGTACTGTGGGAATTCAAGATTAACTTCATAGATGCGAGATTTCTGAGTATCTACACAAGCTACACTATCCTGAATCCCGTTATAGTGTAGCTGAAGAACCCGAGAATGTCTATCCGCAGGAACATTTACGAAAGAATATTCATCATAAACCAGGTTTCCAGCAATAACAAAGCATTTTGCTCCATCATAAACAGCACCAGGCTTATGTTCGCACATGCCCGAGTCTGTCCAATCTACTCTACAAATAGAACAAACGGCAGAATCAGTGGTTGCACCTACTGAGCCGGTTAAATAACGACCATCAAGAAGTTTCTGAACGGCATCTAGGTCGGTGATATTAGCAACTAACTGAATATGTCCAAGTCCTTCATAGCCTTCATCTTCAAGTAGAGAATCTCTGAAAAGACTACGAGTAACATCAATTTGTTGTGCAAACGGCATAGTGCCTGAATTGAAATCACGAATTAACGCATCAGAAATTGTACCAATGACCTTGCCAGCCTTATTCTTTACTTCAAGACCCTTGTATTTGTCTACAATAGAACCAGAAGTATCTCTGTAGGATGCTTCATGAATACGGCCTACTGGATCTTTGTGGTCTTCATGATGAAGCAGAACTGGCTTGTTAAAATCTTTGGTAAATGTTGTAGCGCCTTTTCTCATGCGATCAGGCAAGTAGAAACCATTATTACGTGTAATAATACCTGCATGCGTTGCAGCAATACTAACTAACAGACCTTGAGGCGCTGGAACCGCACTAGCATTTTGCTGTGTAGCAGCACCTGGTACAGTACCGAGACCACTAATATGAGTTGGCTCGCGTGGGGGCGGTCGAAGTCCAGGAAAGTCGTCTTTTACTTTAGAAAAAGAGGAATCCAAGAACCTGAATTCTACAGTGTCATATACTTTAAGAAAGTTACCCTTTGACACCTAATACTCCTTTATTTAACCTCAGAACTTACGCTTATAGTAATCATACCAGAAGTTTCTTTAGATTCAACCACTTCGCTGGAAAACATTATACCACATCCACAATTGGCATGATGTGGAGCAACGTGATCGAGTATAAGATGCTCAATCTCGATTGAATGATCATGAAAACTATTACATGACGCACACTGAGAATCAGTGTGCTTCATAGAATGAACTCGTTTAAAGCCAGCAGCTTTAGCTGCTTGAGCCTGTCCGAAGTTATACGCTTTTCTAATCTCAACATCTTCTACAAAGTGAGTGCGATATGCCAGACTATCAAATGTACTCTGAACAGCATGCATCCATTCCGTTACCGAAGACATGGAATCAACATTACGTTGCAATGTTAGTATCACCTGATTGATAATGCGCTGAATATAAAGATTAGATCGTTCTGTAAAATGAGTTCGTGCCAAGGCTGCTTGCTGCATAAATTCTTCTGTGTTTACAGGTCTGTACTGAGAAAATCCATTGCGATAAGACAGCATCTGATCAACTATTAAAGACTTGATAGCTGGCTGCATTTGTAAACGAATATAACTTGATATCCAATCAGAACTAATACGACCTTGTTGACGTTCAACATACTGCAGTGTATTAACCTTCGTGTTTTCAAATGACACAACAAGTGCACTGTCTTTACGTACTACTGGCTTAGGCTTGGCCTTAGCAACAGCAATCTTAGCTTTTGTCTTTTCCTTTTCTAGCTCCATTTCATGGTCAATCTGTTCATCACTAGATTCTTCTAGATCACTAGTTGTAACTGGATTACTATTGCCTTTAGCAAGAGCTTTTGCAGCAGGACTCCACGGTTCATCAATACTCTGTATCAAGAGAGTTGGAATCTGCATGAGTTTCCACTGCATCTTGTTCCAGTCTGGAAACTTCTCAATAGTATCATTGCCATTTTCAACATCTTCTGTTGAAGGAATTAGGATAGGCTCTCTACCCTGAGCAATACGAGCTTCATCAAGAGTGACCATTTGCTTGGCAAACTGATCTGCAACATGAGCTTCTTTCTTGATCTGGGCATCAATATCAATTTCTTTGAAGTAGAGACGTACCATGTTTTCTGGATCAAGAACATCCATACCAAAGGTAGACTCAAGAAGAAGTTCGCTAATAACAAAATGATTGAAAAATGCAACCATAATGGACTGAAAGTCTTTAACGCCATCCACCAAATTGCGAGACATATTGTCTGCCGTAGCACGATTGGCTGTGTTGCCTTCTCCTACATCTACTGCGCTAATACCCAATC